TTCCGGTAAACCAAGGTTTTCGATAAACTTCGGTTTATTCGGGATGTCTGCACCGTTCTGGTCTTTGGCGAGTTTGCTGTTTACTTCTGTTTTTGTGGCGTAGTTACCGCCGGAGATTATTTTTTTGATCGCGTCCTTCAGCTGGTTATCATTATTTTTATCCTGCGCAATACCAGCCTCAATCAGAACGCCGAGAATTTCTCGCTGGACGGAATTAAGCCAGCCCGCTTCAAGGATGGTCGGTGCGATACCGGCGGCCACGTTGCCGTTTGTCCACTCGCCGTTTTTATCGGCGGTACTGGTGACATCACCAATTTTTTTCATAACAAAGCCTCACTCAGTGAAGGTGATAATTATTTGTTGATAATCAGGGCTTACTGGCCGTAACCGACCTGAAGTATCGTGTGAGAGGGGGAAATCTGATTAAACTGGCACTCGAGGTAATGTTCACCCCACGAACGCAGCGGATCACCACAGTAACTGCCGCCGGCGACCGCGTATGTCACCTGCGTGTTTCCGGCATTTATACGCCATACGAACGGCCATTCATCACCGTTCAGTGCGTCACCGCAAGATGACAGCCCCGCCCTTGCCTGCCGGAATTCAGTAATGGTGATGGTGTAACCCATCTCGGCAGCCAGGCTGATGTAGTAGGGTTTTGACATCCCGCCGGTACGAAGCAGTTTTGAAAGAACCGCGGATTGTCGTTTCGGAATAGTGTCCATCTCCCCGATCCCACAATCATCCGGCAGACCGAGTGTTTTTTCCCACTCCGGTAATAACGTTGTGGCCGTCTTCGGAAATGCCCCCTCAAGCAGCTGAACAGCGTCAATATCCGAGGCTTCATAACCGCACGCCAGCGCCCGGAGAACAGCATGCATATTCGACCCCGGCCGCCAGTCCCACGCCATACCCTGCGGAGCAAGTCCGATCATCGCCTGAGTGTAATCATCAACGGTGTAATTCATGTGTATGACACCTCCCCGCGCTGCGCCAGCTCCCCGGTGCCCAGAACAATATTTTCAGACGGTTTTTTCAGAACGAAGCCGGTGGTGCCCGGGATATCAGCAATCGCATACTGCAGGTCGGAAAGATAGATTTTTGCGCCGCCGGTCGGATCGCTTTCGCGGAAAAATACATCATCGATGGCTTTGGTTATCTGCCGATGTAATTCCGAGGTTGCCCGGCTCAGCCCTGCAATTTCAAAATCTATCTTTTTCGCGATAGGTGAACAGACCCACACCAGCGCCGTGACCGTCTGCACATCCCAGATATGATCTGCCACACGCAATTGATCACCGGTGGCATGAACTGAATAAGTTTCTTTGGTAGCAGGTCCGTCAGTTCCCAGCGGAAAACCGCCGTTGCTGTTGCCGTCACACATGATGTAAATCCCGACCGACCCGGCACCCAGCAGGCGGCGTTTGACCCAGGCACGGGAAATACCGGGCACTTCTTTCGCCCAGCCTTCATAGTCTGTATCGCTGCCGCCCTGCGGTGGTTTCTGGTACGCATGCAGAACACGCTGCCGGAAAGCCTCTTCGTTCTCAATATCACTGCCGCCGGTGATCGGCTCAACAGCGACGCATTCCGAAGATACCCCGGAAATAGCAACTTCAAGTGTCAGCTTTGTACCGGCCGGTGAATTACCTGCTGCGCCGCCGCCGTAAATATTATCGTCAATGCCGGGCAGGATCGCCTCAACAGACGTGAAGCCTTTCCCGTCAGCATTAATATGGGCCTCAGTAACAGACTGGTACCGGTATCCATCCCCGCGGGTCATCGCCGTACCGGCCGGAATTATGCTGTCTGGCACGCCGTCAAACTGAACCTTTGCACCGGTGGCTTTGTTTGGTGGTTTACGGTAAACCCGCTTCAGCGCCCCCCAGCCCGCAAGGTATTCATCTGTTGTTGTAAACGGGGTTGCCTGTTTTGCAATGTAATCCAGGTAGGCATAATGCAGATGTGCCATACCGGCATCCATATCAGCCAGTACCCGCATATTGGAATACCGCAGCAGCGCACCGGGCTCTTTCAGTTCATTGCGCAGGAAATTCTGGTTCTGTTCCCGCAGCTCCGTCAGTGTTTTACGCTTAAACGGCATTTATTGTTTCTCCCATACCCAGTAAAAACGCAGATCTTCCGCACCGGCGTCCGGCCGGTGATAGCGGATAACCATATTCAGCCGCTGCGGCCACACGATTTGTGTCCGGATCTGAATATCAGATACGATCCCGTCAGTTATCAGCCATGCCAGCGCCTCCCGGGCGTAATCTTCTGCTTTCTTTGCCACCTGCGTGGTCAGTTTCTGACGTCTCAGCAACCAGAGACGGGAGCCGATAAACCCATCCGTTCCGGTATCGGCCCACCATCCCCGCCGGTACTCATCGTCGTAATCATCGTCACTGTGCGCCAGCCGGTCAGTGAACAGACTGATCATAATCGCTGACTGCAAATCATCACCGGCAAGCAGGTCACCGTTTACGGCTATCCAGTCCGCCCGCAGCGTATCCGCGTTCCACCAGGAAGAAATATCAGACATCAGACTTTCTCCTTAATCGGATTACTGGTTTTGGTGGCACTGCCCGGTTCCACATTTTTCACATCGTGGTCGTGCTTATTGTAACTGTCCCGCAGCGCTTTCAATGTGGACGGGTTACTTTCGTAGTTATCAATCACATCACCGGACACTTTCAGGATCGGCGTATTCAGCACCACTTCTGTTTTGGCATTGACCGTAACCTTATCGGCGTTATTGATGGTCACATCTTTATCTTTGGCCTCAATCACAATGCCGTCCTCTGTCATGTGGATGTACATACCCCACAGGTTGTACATCACGGTTTCCCCCGGTGAGAGTCCGGTATGCCGGGAACCGGGGTGATTGCTGCCGATGACCACCGCACTGGAGCGGTTTCCGCCGAGATAGGCAATCAGAACATCGGATCCGGGCGGCAGAGAGGAAGAAAAACCAAATTCTGTCATACGGTAAGTGCCGTCCCGGACTTCCAGCGCCGTGCTGTACTGGATGGTCTGAATCGCTCCGTCATCTTTAGTGACGCTGGATTTACCGGCGCCGATCATCATAGACATCCGGGTTTTTAAATCGCGGACCTGATCACTCATCATCACACCCTTATTACCTGGTAAAATTCATACGGTTCAGCAATAAAGGCTTCCGGCGGCATCAGCTGTAATGTCGCGCGTGTCCCGCCGGCATCCCGCAGATAGGTCACATCCGACAGCGTCCAGAATTTATCCGTCACCCCAAGAACCGGAATATCTATCGGGATCAGCGTGTTCGGCTCCCACAGTTTCCCGGAGGCATCCCGCCAGCTGTCCACCATCACACTCAGGATTTTTGAGCGCCCGTAACGGCGGTTCATTTCCCAGTCGATACTCTCCTGCTCCCGCTTAGCGGTGATCAGGGTGCTTTCGATGATGGTGATATAATTCCGGTACCGCATTTTTCCCGCTTCCGGATCCCGCGCCGAGGCGTTCTGTACCGCTGACACATCTCCGGCAAACGGGGTAACAGACAATGACACGCCGGTATAATCGGAATAGCGCTCTGCCATAGAATCCGAGAAATCAGCACTTTCGATATTTTTTCCCTGCTCCACGCCGCTGGCCGCCACCTTGTCACTGACGCGGGTCAGCAGCAGGTTTCCATCCGGCTGCTCGTAATACAGCAGCGCAGAGTACCGGCAGCAGCGCTCGATCACCTGCTGTGAGGATTCCCCCCAGTTCAGGGTAAATTGCGGGACAATCTGTAACCCGCCATCGGAAACTGTGCTCGACACCTCAATGCCGTACCACTTCGCCAGTTTCTGCGCGATTTGCAGGGCGTTTGACTGGCTGATCACGTTGTTCGGCCAGTTGGCAGAGCAGTCCACCAAATCCTGACACTTACCCCTCCCGGAGACGCTTATCTGGTGCTGGTTTTTATTGATCTGCCCGTTCCAGGTGTCGATATAACCGGTAATAACCCGATCCTGACCGAGAAACACCTCACAGGGGTCGCCGGGCTTAAACAGCTGTTTTTCATCCGTTGCCGGGTAGTAATCCATCAGGCTGATTTCAAAATCGTTCGGCAGCCGTTCAATACCACGGGTAACCCGGACACTGTCCCAGCCGGAAATACGCTTGCCGTTTATCACCAGGGATAATTCTTCGGTTTTTTTCGTCTCTTCCGTCATTTTTTCAGTGCCTTAAATCTGACCGGCATAAACGCCGGATGTCGTGGCTGAGTCTCCATCACCAGTTCGTCACTGCGGGTTGCATCCTGATACAGGCGGTTGGCCACATTTAGTGACGGCAGCACCGACGGCAGAGCGTAAGACGACAGGCGGCCGCGTTCTGAGCCTTTATCAGTGAAGAAAATGACAACCTGTTCGCGCCGGTTCAGGAGGGTAAGATAGATGTCATCCAGCGCCAGATCCCCGGTGATAGTCATGGCATCATCGAGGGATTCACAGACTTCACGCTGATATCCGGCGGCCTCGGTGCTGTTTGTCGGGTCAGACTGTCCGGCCACAACCGAAAGCGCCGATGCCGCCAGCACAACCAGCATCATTTCAGTCAGTGCGGCAATTCTCTTATCCTGCTCCGTCTGCTGATATTCCGGATTGCGGAAACGGGATAATGTATTCAGGATCTGCATCTTCTGGCCGGTGTCACCATCCATTGTTATCAGGATGACAAACACCTGCTGTATCTGTGCGATCACATCTTCGGGGGTTTCAGCATCACTGACCGCGCTGAGTGTTTCATCCAGCCGTTGCCGGTCAATAATGGCCTGGTTCAGCGTTTTATCGATAACTTCACGGTCATCAGTATCACCCTGATGTATGCGCTTGCCGGTCGCACCGGACACCGCCCCGCCCGCGCTGCCTTTCTGATAGCGACCGTATTTATTGCTGCCGAACACACTGTTCAGCGAGTTACTGAGATTAGTGACCTCATCAACTGAACTGCTGACCATATTTACCCAGAAATCCGCGGTCTGTTTCAGTGTCTTCATCATCTGCGTGACTGACCGCACTTCGCCTTTAATCATGGCGATCGTTTTCAGGGTGGTATGTGCTGCTTCTTTCAGCCACTGCCCGAACGTCAGTTCACCGGTTTTTTCGCTGCCAGTGATGGCAAACACTTTCAGGCCGGACTCGATAACCACCAGCTCAAATTCAAACACCCGGCCGCTTTCTGCGTTTTCTGACACCCGCAGGCCGCTCTCAGTCACGCTGACGGTCATTTCTCCGAGTGTCGGGTGAACCAGTGTTCCGGCCTCACCAACTTCACAGGCGGCCACCAGATTGTCGCGCTGGGTGATAACATCCGGCGCGTCATAAACGAGACTGTCCTGAATCAGGAATCCCTTTATGGTGATCCGGCGATTGCTACGACCCATATCCTCTATCCAGGACTGATCGCGGTACGCATATTCGTGAATAGCCTGCCGGCGGCCGAAAACACTTTCACCGCTGATAACACCGAACGGCACACCACGAAATGAAGCCTGCTGAAGGTGTTCAGACCAACTCCAGTCCGGATCAATGCCGAGCACATCAGATATGGCGTCTTTGATAATTGGCATGTGGGCTCCAACGGAAAAAGCCGCAATTAAGCGGCATGATTAACATTTGGGGGTGTTATTTATTGATGATTAGTACAGATTTATTAAAGTAGCGGGTACATTTTAAAAGGATACCGACCATGAACCCGTTAAAAGCTATATCTACTTTGGCCTTACTTGTTCCCGTTGCCGCATTCGCGGCCTCCCCGATAGTTCTGGCGCATCAATATGGCCGTCACTATATATGCAGGATTCAAACACCCTTTGTTTCGATGTTAAAGGTTGGCCGGAATTCTCAGGCACAAATTGTGTTAAAAACGGGAAAACAGCTAAATGGACCGGCCTTGTTATCGTGTGGGAAGGTAGTGAATCATTTGGCCGGGATTCAACAAATTTCCGTGTGGTAAATCCGGTCGTCACTGATGAACAAATACACTATCGTATTGAATGGTCTCGCGGTGAAGAATGGCGAACCATGCAGGACGTATCAATAAACAGACTGACTGGCGGTGCTGTTAGCTATTATATTGGTGAACATGGTGGCGAAAGCTATCAGTGCCGCACAACCCAAAGAGCCATTTAACCAGATACAAAAATAAGCCCCGAAAGGGGCTATAATTCAAACAACCTAAAGCTCACTCTTATTCACTTCATAATATGGACCAAACACACGTTTGTTGTTTTCGTTATATATTACAGCGCCGCCACCATTATCAAGCTTTATTTCTGCTCTTTCTGGTGAAGTTATGGTAAATGAAATTATTTTTAATTTTTTGTTATCGTGTTTCGTTGCAATTAAGCTTGAGTAATTTTCTTTGTTATAACAAAGAGTTCCGTTGTCATTATAAAACCAATCATAATTGCTGCCGCACTTCGGCACTTCATGAATAAAGAAAGCAAATACTGATATAGAAAACAATGAAATAGAAAATACTATAGAGTAAATTCTGGATAAACTCCTGTACCATGTCGGTTTATCGGAAAATGATACAAATAACAGAATCAGAAATATACACGATAATACTAACAGCACAATATCCACAGAGATTTCCTTGATTACTTTGTAAACGTGACATCATGTTACGTAGTGACAAAGTGCAATTCAAGGCATATTCATCGCAGTTGTAACCCTGCCTTTCGGCTTTACATTAACCGTGCTTTTTGTGCCAGTATCCGGGTTAACCAGTACAATTTCCAGTGTTCCACCGGACTTGTTATCCTGAAGTACCTGAGATAACTGCTCAGTGAAAGCCAGTAACGCCTGAGTTGGGTCCTTTTCTATTTTAAAATCCGGTACTGCTGATTCGGCTTCTTGTTGCATCATAAACGCATTGCGTTGCTCCTGAACCCGGTAAGGATTTCGTCCACCAGCCCAGCGATCATCCATAATAGAATCCGTAATAGATGCTGTTATTTCTTCATAACTGTATGGCTGTTCACTATTCTCGACTTTGATAATGTATGGAATGATTTTTTCTAGAACGCGAGGATCATGCATATCAAGTCGCTCATACGGATTAAAACCAGTCCCTTTTGAAACTCTGTCTATATATCCCTGAGTGTTGTTACCAACACTGGCGGGAGCATATTTTCTGAGAAGACTATCAAGGGTATTTAGCCCGCGTTCTGCATCCAGCATAATTTGACGAGACAACGCAGCATTACCATCCCGTGACGATGCGAATTTTACGTAACGGTGATTATTACCATAGTCATACCCGACACTATTGGGGGCAGCTATCAGGTTGCCAGGGTTATTGTTGCGCAGCCCACGTCGGTTTGGGTTATACGCCTTATCTTGCACCCAGTTATCAGGAACCTTGCTATTCAGTGCTGTTTTGCTTTTTCCGGCTTCTGCCTGCGCTTTTTGCTTTTCCCATTGCTCGTTATAGCGTTTATAAATCTCGCTATACATCTCATCGGTCGGATCTTTGGCGACAAGTTTTAATTCCTCAAACCAACTGAGCGATTTTTTATAATCATCATCTTTCAGTGCACGCTGGATAAGATCCTCACGCTTATCGCCATGATAGAAGTTATCTTCCGTATCGTTTACACGCATCTGGTGCTCTTTGATGTTTTTCATAGCACCATCAAGATCACCAAAATCCGGAACTTTACTGGGCGCATCAAGAAACTCATAAAGCGCCTTTTCAACCTGATTAACAACACCGGTCATTTTTGCACTGGCTTCATTTAACTGAGTGTTCACCTCAGTCATTTTCTGGGCATATTCACCGTCAATGGTCAGGCCGTACTGATCCGATTTATTCAGTCTTTCCTGAAATTTACCTTCCCGTAATAATGCAATAAGCTCAGGGGGTAATTTTAATCTGTCCCGAAGCTCCCAGTTTCGGTGCTCAGGAAGCACTTTGATTGCCGACTCAAGGCTTTTGAGCGTCGCTTCCATGTCAACGCTGCCATCTTTGCGCTGAACAATATCAGCCCCGATAGATCTGACAGCCGCTAACGTTTCATTATCGCCACCTGCAGTAATCGCACTACTGAACTTCTCGTACTGATCTTCCATAGTGTTACGGGCATCACTCTCGCTCATGCCACGCTGTTGCAATGTGCCAATCAGGCGGGTGCTTTCCTCAACTGTCATGCCGGTATTGGCCGCTGATGTGGTACGGTTTAGTCCGTCCTCTGCCATTTGAGTGACTATTTTACCGCCACCGACGATAAGCGCACCGATACCACCAGCCCCCATCATTTTACCAGCCAGTGCACCGAAATTTTTCAGCGGCGGGATCATGTCCCCGATACTCTGAACGCCTGATTTCGCTTCTTCCGATACATCGCGGAGCAAATCACCGATACCGCGCAGCCCGGTCACTGATTCATCACCGCCGAGTTTCAGTTTATCCCGTGCCTCATCCAGTGCCGGATTCAGACTACGGATTTTTTCTTCAAGAACCGTAATCTGACCGCTTGCGCGGTCATCCGCATTCAGTTCAAAATCAAAGGCATTACCCGCCATAATTAATCTCCGCTTTTAATCTCTTCGGCCTGCTCAACCCACCAGTGCAGACGGCTTTTTGACAGGAGCCACGCATCACGCGGCCCCCACCGGTAAAACCAGGTCACCTTTGCCGCCAGCCGCTGCCATGACCGGAGAGCATTTATGCCAAAAAAGGGGTCAGAAAATCACGGCACTGTTTGAAGTCTGTGATCGCCATTTTTTTCAGTTCTGTTTCCGGGATTTCACTGACCAGGGAAATCAGCCGGCGCATACCGGGAAGCGAGTTGCTGGCCTTATTCTGCACATCGTAAAACTGCTCCACTTCAATAAGGCACGGCTCACGCAGGTTAACTTCCTCATAACGGACTTTGCCGTCATTGGATTCCAGCGGTTTACTCAGCGTGATAGTTTTTGTTGTTTCCACAATTAGTTCTCCGTTACCGAACGACCTTCAAAACGCACGTCAAACACGGCGTCTTCGCTGTTTACTTCCTGGGTCTGAACAACCCATAGCCCCTGACCGATGATGGTTTTGCCGTTCGCCAGTTCGGCCACCACGTTCACATTGGTCATGCCGTTAAAATCCGCCACAGTGGTACCGCCGGAATCACGGACACGCATCGCGATAAAACCGGCAACCGGCTTTTCTTTGTAACCGTGGACAAAGTCCATACCGGTCAGGGTTTCGCGGGTGACCGTGGACGGACTGTATTTAAAGTCCGCCGCCACCATAATTGACATGCCGTTGACGGAGACGTGAGCCGTTCCCGCCAGACGGTTGGATGTATCGCCCATGATTTCTCCTTAGTTGCCCGGCATCAGGCGGAACTGGTTAAGCAGCGCAAACACGCGCAGCTGGTTAATGAGGGTACCGGTCCACAGGACATCAACACGGTTCGGATTCTGACTGTTGCGCTCGACTTTCAGACCTGCGGCAAAGCCTTTCGCGTCCTGCACATGACCGTTAAATTCCAGGAAACCATATTGCGCGATCAGTTCTGCCCGGATGATATTCGGCGTGACGATTGCAGACCCCGGTGCGAAGCGGGTCCCGTCATCTGCCAGTTTCATACGTCCGAATTTACTGGTCACCTGGGTGCGCAGATAACGAGAGACAAACATCAGCAGATACAGCGTTTCCACCTGAAGGTAACTGTCGTCATTGTCGCCGCAGGCATTTTTCTGGTAGGTCGTGATGATATTCTCAACCCGCACGGTACCGTCGTCATCCACGGTAAATGTGGAGATACCACTGTGCAGCAGATTGTTGCGCTCAGTCAGTTCAAGAATCTTCGTGTCATCCGGCGGCAGCACACCACTGATAACCAGCGTCTGCAACGGGCGGCCCGGATCATTACGCAGGCTCTGGGCAATAGCACCGGTATATGCTGCACTCCACTGATAATCCGGTGAGGGTGAACCGTTCACTCCGAGCAGAGAGGCATGCTGATCGTTACGCTTTTCACCAAAATCAGCCAGCTGACCATAGGTGCCGGTGATCACTCCGTAGCTGTGGCCGTACAACTGTTTGTCCCACGCCCAGCGGTCTGCCAGAAAGGTTTTCACCACATCGAGAGACGCCGTATCGGTATACGGGTTCACGATAAAATCAAAGGATCGGTCTTTCAGATTCGCCAGACCATTAAGCAGATCCGGAGCGCCGTTACCGCCGGACATCGCCGTGATGGTCATTTCAAAACCGGACGGTGCCGACTCGCCCCCGGTCAGCCCGAGGTAGTTCAGCCGGATATCAATCCTGTTACCGTGAGCGCCTTTGTTTTTGGCCGTCAGAGTAACCGTATCCGCCTCTGCTGCTGCTGTTACCGGCAGGTTCGCATTGCGGTTAATCACTTTAGTCAGTCCGGTTGCGATAGCTTCCGCTGTGTCCGTAGCCACAACGGCCATCTGAACACGGATACCCGCGATATACAGTGAAATAACACCGGTATCATTAGCGGCACTGGTAATTTTCAGTTTACCGGCGGCGGCTGTCTGCGATTCAGTATCTGCCAGCGGTAACACCCACACCTCACCGGCCGTGTCATTACGGAAATACGCCTCTGCTTCGGTGTGCAGCATGGATCCGCGTCCGAAACGTTCTGCGGCCTGCGTCCCTGATGTGATGCGTTCAGGAATACTGTCTTTACCCGCCGCACCGTCCAGCATCTGGCCGATTAACAACGTGCGCTGCGTGGCGGTTGCAGTGTTGGCCATTGAGTTATCAAACTCAACGAAAAACAGCGGGGTCCGCAAATTCTGCGGAATAGTGGCAAATGGCACTGTCATGCTTTTTGCTCCTTCACTTTGTGAGGATTACCCGGCACGACATCCCCCTGATTCAGACGGGTGCGCCAGAAAACATTATCAGGGACGTCCTGCCCGGATTCAGGCAAAAGCTCCCCTTTGACCGGACAGCGGACGCTGCGGCCTTTTACAGGTTTTACAAACATGGTTACTCCTGATTAGTCAGGTCGATGGAGACGTGATGTTCCGGACTGCCGTCAGGCATCTGAACACTGATATCGATACCGGTAAGCGGATCCGCGTCAACCGGGTAAAACTCCTCCGGCCCCTGGTAATATTCGATATCCAGATCCATCAGCAATTGCGCCATATGACCTTCACCGGCGGCACTGATGTTTATCTGAGAGCGGATATTCAGGAACTGCTGGATTTGCCGGGTCAGCTCATAACTGTTAATTACCGCCCGTTCAATCTGTTCCCGCAGGGCTTCCAGTGCCAGCTCTGCTTTTATGGCGCCGTTCCGGTCTTCCTCATCGAACTCTTCCAGGCGACCGGTGACGCGGACCGTGGTTACGGTGTTGAACTGCGGAACATTACGGCCGAGTGAGTGTTTTTCATCAAACGGGGTCTGCGCGATAATGCAGGGGTATTCCGCATTGGTGGTCGGCCAGTCCTGTGGGGAATACACGCGGTCTTCCGCGCTGGTTTTCCCCTTCAGGGCCGCGACAACGAGCTCACGAACTCTGGCTGCATTCATTATTTCACCTTATTCAGGATCAGGTGTGTCCCGCCGTGGCTGTCCGGCTGCACATCGGATACCACAAACAGGGTGCTGACGCTGTAGATAAATACCCGATCCCCTTTCGCCGGAGGCACAGTAAAAATAACATCGCGCACACCGAGGATCGGACGGGTGGTATTGATACCGCTTTCACCGTCCATGCTTTCATAGTTCCGGAAATAAGCCCGGTCAAAAATGCCGTCAATATCGTAAAATCCGGCACCTTTGGCACTTTTCACCGGTTCCCAGCGTGCCTTTTCCGCAAAGACGTTGTGCAGCGGCCCCAGCAGGTGTTTATCCCAGTCAACGCCCATTGACGGTTACAGTGCCGGGCGGGTTGGCTTTCGCCAGCAGTTTCCGCACTGCCTCCAGTGTCATTACCACCCCCAGGTCAATCAGGCGGGCTGCATCGGCATCATCCAGCGTGATTTGCTGGTTTTCCCGGTACAGTTCACCGTCGTGTTGTACGCAGCGGCCTTTGACCACCACATACACACCATCGGCTTCCGGGTCAGGTTCCGGAACAGGCTTTTGCTCTGAGGTATTTCCAGTTACCGGCACACTGCCGGCAGTCTCCGGATCCTTCACCGGATTAGCCTGACCGGTCACCATCAGTTCGGGCGGTAGTCCGCCCGGTTCCTGTGGTTTCTCCGGCGTATTTTTTTTATTCGCCATCAGATCCCCCTGTTAAACCACAACGGCACACAATGATGCGTTAACGCGGCTCGGAATAACCAACGGTGCAGACTGAATCATAAGCATGCGCTGGGCCGGGTCGTGTTCCAGCCAGGATTTTGGCGCATACGCCATCGGGCCGTAATTGAATGCCGGGTCGATAATGGCACCAAATGCACGGGTCCCCATCAGGTCAGCGCCTGACATAATCACCGAGCCGTCAGCAATCATCGGTTTTTCTTTACCGTCCAGCGGATCAATAAACCAGTCGTTGTACACCCACAGGTCATAGTTGCCCCAGCGGCCTTTATAGACTGCGCCTTTCTGAACCTGGGTGCCCGGGTTAATCTGGTTACCGAACGGAGAAAGCGCGGGGAATACAATGGCGCTGTCTTTAATTGATGTGTCCAGACGGAAAGCTTTCCACGATTTGGTGGTGAACACGATATCTGTCGCCACCGCACCGGATTCTTTCAGCATTCGCTGCGCCCAGTCTTCAATATCGTCACTTGGCTGAGTGTTGGCTTTACCGGCATCAACTTTCACCGGCCACTTATCCGCACCGCTCAGGGCAATGGTCAGATCGGACGAGCGCCCGAAATCCACCACCTGAGTTTCATAACCCTCACCGGTTACTGTTACCGTACCGGTCTGAAGCGCACTGGATGCCATCCATTCCAGGCGGCGGTTAATCATGTCAATCTGGTCTGTCAGTTCAAACTGCACGTTCAGCATTTCACGCTCAGCAGCAGTATACTGACCACCAATGCGCTCACCAATCTGACGGCGGATAGGTTTGCGCAGATCCGGTGCACGTTTATCTTTGATGTAAGCCGGTTTAAAACTGTTGGTCTGAAACTTACGGGACTCCACCAGCTTACCTTCCACCAGCGGTGAAACGAACGGCGCCAGACGGCGCAGGCCGACATCAACATCAATGGAAACCTCTTCGGTATCGGATTCCACGATATTCGGGAAAAACTTATCCAGCAGCCAGTTCTGACTGGTCATCAGATTTGGGACGACCTGAATTAACACGTCGGTATCGAAAATATTCATACTGTTTCTCGTATAAAAGACGTCGCAATGCCTGCCATAGCTGACATCAGGACGTCTGTATTAAAGGGAGGATCAGGCTTGCACGCTGTCGCGCAGGAAGATAGAGAACGGGCGCATTGCTGCTTTAAGATCGACAGCGGTCCAGGTGTTATCAAAGATAATGCGGTTCTGGTTAAATTCACCCATCAGGTACAGGCCGCCGTTCACGGCATCCGTCGTGGTATCGACATCATCAACCAGGATAGCGCACGGAATTTCACTTCCGTCTGTTGCATCTTTTTTGCTGATCACATATTCCCCGGAGGCAGTGACCATACCGAGGATGGTGCCGCGCTTCAGAATACCGGCTTTGGCAATAATGCCGGTATCGGTAACAACCTGAAGCGGACCGGAGATCAGTTGATCCGGATTAAATACAGAGTGGGTCACACCCGGACGAAACGGGTTCTGTGAGAACTGTTCCATTATTTCGCTCCCTTGTTGCTGTTATAAAGGCCGGTCATCTGCTGAGCCAGCGCGGCAGCTGAACCGGCTGCCGGTGCCTGTGCATCCGGGCTGATACGCACCTGCTGTTCTGCCCGCATGCGGCTGTCGAGCGATGCGCGCTGTGTTGGAGGCTGAACCGCACCCATCGCTTTCAGGGTGCTGATCGCTTCAGATGAAGACATGCGGGTATTGAATGCCAGGTGTGCGGCCATATCCGGACGACCGGCTGCAGCCTTGCTGCCAAAGATGCGGGCACAGCGTTTGCGTTCAGCACGGCGGCCTTTTTTTACATCTTTGTTTTCATTATCATCTTCGGCATCTTCTTCATCGCCTTCCGCATCTGCGTCATCGTCATCGTCTTCGGCTTTTTTGGCTTTACGGCCCTGCTTTTCGTCGTCCTGATCTTCCGCGTTTTCACGATCTTCATCGTCTTCCGCATCTTCGTCGCGCTCATCCTCTTCCGCTGTACGGCCTTTGGCTTTGCGCACTTTTTTATCTTCATCCTCTTCCGAGGCTCTGGCTTTTTTACCCAGGCCGATCAGATGTGCAAAGGTAAACTTATTGTCTGCCATAATTAAATTACTCCGGATTCTTTCATCAGTTCCTGAAATGCGACATCAGGACTGGCAACCACATCAGCCAGCCCCATATGTACGCCCTCGGCTGCCAGATAACAGGCGGCCTGTGTATTGCGGATCACTGTCTCAGACAGTCCGCGGTTACGGGAAACAGTGCTCACAAACAGACGCCCCATTTCATCGACATCATGCTGAATGGCCGCTTTCGCCTCATCACTCAGCGCCACATACGGGTTACTTTCCGCTTTACGGTTCCCGTAGGTGATAATGGACACTTTCAGCCCGTCATCCTTGATACGCTGTGACCAGTCACAGTGAATAACGATCACACCAACCGAACCGACACCGCCGGTGCGCGGGACAAAAATTTTGTCCGCAGCGCTGGCAATCGCGTAGGCAGCGGAAAAGGCATTTTCGGACAGAATGGCGTGAATGGGCTTTTTGCCGCGTTCGGCATAAATCAAGTCAACCAGGTCAAAGCACCCCGCCACTTCACCACCGGGTGAGTCGATATCCAGACAGATTCCCTTCACTTCCGGATCGTTAACGGCGGTCAGGAAGACCCGGCGGATGCCGTCATAACCGGTCATGCCGCTGTACGGCCGCAGTGTGCCGAGTTTCTGAACCAGTGTGCCGTAGACCGGGATAATTGCGATACCTTCCAGCACGTCATACCCGCTGTCTTTCCGGGCTTTACGGCTGAAATATTCGTCATCATCTTCCATCATGGCACTGCGGATCTGCGTGATACCGAGCCGCTCTGTCAGTGATGACACAATTACTTCCGCTTTCTGCGGGTGTATAGCAAGAGGCGTGTTAAACAGCTTCTGTGCCAGGTGGGGTAAATTCACTTCGCCTCCTGTTTATTTTCCGGATTTGGTGCAAACTCCTCTGCCACAGCCCAGCTGGGCGGCGGTAAACCGAGCTCTTTAAACCGCTGAAGTTCATAGCTGCGCTGATCGACCAGCTCTTCCCAGTCCTCACCCATGTTTTCAGCCACTTCCATTTCCAGTGTTGAGAAACCGGCTTCCATACTGAGGATGGCGCCTTTTTTCTCTGCGACCGGATCCACCCAGCCGCGCCCCGGCCCCATCCACCGCGCGCGGCAGTAGGATGCTGATGCGTCCATAAAGTCCGGGGCATCATTCGGTAACGGAACATCTTCCACATCGTGGATTTCTTCGGCAAAGGCCACCGCTATCGGTTGTGCGAAGCCGTTTGAGAAGTCATCACGGCGGCGGGTCAGGGTTTTCCAGGCTTCCAGCATGGCGGCACGGGCTGAGGAATAGTTAACATCAGACCAGTCCTGCGTGACCTGCTGGGCTGACAGACCGGTGGCCGCAGAGATATTCCGCAGCACCGCACTTTCAAAGCCGTCAAAGTTACTGGTCGGCCGGGCAGCGGACAGTGTGACTATTTTTTCATTCGGGAACAGGTGCGGGATACGTGCGCCGTTCTGAAGATTGAGTCGCTTATCCTGATAGTATTCTGTCCGCTGTGTCTGGTAGGCACTGAGTTCATCACCGGTAAAATCGCCGGTATCCCCCAGGGCGGAAGCCACCATCTGCGCATCATACGGGGATTCGATATACGCCCCGAAAATGGCATTGAGGATTGCCGCCTCCAGTTCTGATTCATCGTACTTAATCAGCATTTTCAGCTTCTGAACGATGGGGGCCAGAATACCGATCCCCCGGTGCTGAGCACCGCGCTCCATATCAAAATCATGCACCACCACCGGACGACCCCATGACGTTTCACGCTGAATGCGTTTCCAGGTCATGGTTTTTTTACCGGCCCACCAGTCGCCCATATGGGCTTCACGGATGTGATAGGCTATCGGGGCACCGTCACCGTCAATCTCCACCCCGCCACGGATATTTGGCATGTCAAAATTCTGCTGCGGGTTGCTCAGGCGATCGGGGTCAACAATCTGAACTGTCGTCGCATAACGGGCCTTGCCGTGACCAAGCCGGTCAGGACGGTACTGCAGAACCGCCAGCGCGTCACCGTCCAGCAACTTGTGACGGAAAGCCAGCCGCAGCATCTGCGATACGGTCTGCTTGCGTTCAACATCACAGTACCGGCCTTTGTCATTCGCCCATGAGCGCCAGTGCGCGGTAATAAACCGGCTGTACTCGGCAGCCCACACCGCATCAAATGCCTTATTGCCGGTCAGTTGCCTGAGCATCCGGTAATCGGGTTTGAATACCGGCCGGTAACAGGCACCCACCGCATTATCCAGGACTCGGGTTATCGAGCCGGACGCCCAGCCGTCATTCCGTGCCAGATCACGCATACGTGACACAATGCGGTCACGGTAGATATTTATTTCATTATCCGGCGACCACAGCGCGGGCTGCCAGTTCGCCATCTGATCACTGAATGAATCCGCCGCGTCATACGGCACCCGGCCACTGCCGGACAGTGCCCCGTATTTCATTTTCGGGGCAGCCGGAGGCAGCGGGCGCCCGTCCGCTCCTAAGATTTGTACACTCATCAGTACCTCACCCTGATTGGACGCCTGCGGGAGATCCCCAGCATGGCCTGTATTGTCTGGATCAGCGCCAATAGGTCGCCAAGACTGGTCTGCTGATAGGACACCGATCGCGTCCCGTCACCCTGTGTATAGGAAAATGAAACGCCTTTGGCACCGGTTGACAGGTCGATATAGGCCTGCTGCGCCTGAACAAGCGCCTGCTTTAACTGCGCATCACTCATGCCGGTAAGCAGCGTGGTAATTCGTGACATTGACACTCCTTATGGCAAAAGCTGGGATATCCGCTTCCGCTGAGGCTTTTCATTGGTTTCCTCCGGGATGATCGCCCCCGGGAAGCGAAGGTTAACTTTGGTCTGAGTCTCTGCCGGCGGTTCAATAAGCCGTTCCGGATTACCGGCGACAGCGTCAGCCAGCGCATTAAGTTTCAGCCCCATATACATCAGGCCGCACAGCGCGGCATAGCTGTACACGCGGCAGTCCAGTGCTTCGTTTGCCCGCCCCGGTATCTGCTCCCAGACCCGGTACCGCTGACCGCCGGACACTTTAATTACTGACCGCTCTGCCAGAAGCTGACCAAAATACTGCAAATCACGATCAACCGGGAAATGCATATACGCCGGTGCCGGTTCGCCTGCTGCCGGTGGTTCCAGATGCAGACGACCGCGTACCGCATCTTTGGCCGCGTTCACACCGATAATTACCGGTTTAAATCCGGCTTTCGAACGGGATGTAATGCGTTTTGTCGGCCAGATCGGTGAGCGTTTACCGCCACGGGCGGATTCACCTTTGACAGCCCAAATCCTGCGACCGAGACGCGCTTTACAGAAATCATAAACGGCCTGGGTGTGGTGTCCTCCGGAGTCCATGCAGGCCGCCATAATGGCAAACCCGCGACCATCGGCACGCCGCCAGATTTGTTTCAGGTACGCATCGAGGCGCTCCCACGGCTCCGGTGTTTCCAGATCCCCTTCAATCACATCGTGGGCGACTGACCAGCTTTCCTCACTGCGGCCCCAGCCGACCACCTCAATCTCAAAGCGGTCATCCTGCGTATCAATACCGGCCGTCAGCAGCGTGACACCGTCCGGCACTTCCGCCGCCCACACTTCGCAGCGCTCCAGTAATTTTTGTTCGCTCAGGGCTTTTTCACCCCGGTCCTCATATGGTTCACCGAGTACCAGGTTGATAAAGGTCTGCCGCATCAGCGGATCATCTTTCACCCGCAGCCATTCTTTCACCAGATTCGGCCAGGCTGCGTTCGGGAACAGGCTGTACGCCGCCCAGATATGAAATCCTGCGTGACCGGTAAACGGCTTTTCAGCGCGCCATTCCCCGTTTTTAATCATCAGCGGTTTATCGCTGTCGTGAATAACACACCCGTTATGGCGGCAGACGTAATACGCGGTATCCGGCAACCCGTTACCGTCTTTGTCTTTATCCCACTTCATACCGTACGGCGTATCGGGTCCGCCCCACTCCAGAATCTGAAACTCACCACAGTGCGGACACGGTACCCAGTAGTGCCGCTGATCACTTTCGTTATAGGCTTTCTCGATACGGCTGACGTTCTTTACGGTCGGCGTTGAACCGAGGCCGATTTTCCGGTTCCAGAATGTCTCTGAGCGTTTGATACCCAGAGCAATCTGGTCACCCTCCGAACCGGCCCCGCCGGACGGATAACCGTCCACTTCATCAAACAGGATGATCCGGCAGGTGATACGACGAAACCCGCCGGGTGAGTTTGCGCCCACCAGCGTTAAATTGGCTCCGTTGGAAAACTGCTTTTTGAGGATGGTCTGGCCGCTGTCTTTAGCTTTAGCCTCACCGGCAATGGCTTTCAGTGCCGGGGTATCACGCAGCATCGGCGCAATTTCGGTCTTACTGTAGTCCTCCGCATCCTCCACTCGGGGCTGAACCACCAGGATCGGGGACGGGTCATGCGACAGGTAATAAGCAACGGCATGGTCGAGAATCTTGGTATACCCGACACGGGCAGATTTCATCACGGACACCTGAGTTACCGACGGATCGGTAAAGGCATCCATAATGCCATCCTGATATTTAAATGACCGGAACCGGCCGGTCTGTGCGGCGTTTTCTTTCGACAGCACCGCGTATTTGTTCGCCCACCCGCTCAGCGATAAGGCTTCCGGAGGTCTGACGACAGCGCGTTTCTGACTCAGTGCACGGGTGAATTGTTGCCATGCATTATCCCCCCTGTTCACTGTGGTCAAGGCTCAATTCCTCCATCGCCTCATGAATAATGTCCTGCAGCGCGGCCACAAACTCTGTATCAGAGGAAGTCAGTGCCAGCGACCGCAGGCGGGGGCCGTGTTCAGGGGCTATCGCAATCAGGCGGGTGCGCATAGCATGATATTCCTCGCCCACCTTGTCGATCATGTCCTGCCACGGCAGCACCATGCCGGATTTCTCTTCGTACTCCAGCCGGGCCAGCTCTGCAAAGTAGTGCTCTTTGATGGCTCTGGACTTTTCCAGATCACGGACTTCCTCTTCGCCGGAAACCAGCTCTGCATACACAGATTCGGCACGCTGCTGAAAACTGCTTTTTTCTTTTGCTGGTTTTTTCTCCGGAGCGTCAGATTTTTTCGCCGCATTCTTTGTGCGCGGGTCTTTACTGTCCCGGTACTTTTTCAGATTCCGGTCGCTGGCCTCCACGTCGATTTCATCCCCGGCCATCACGATATATTTTCCGGCCTTTATCCACCGGGTGATCGTCTTGCGGTTCACATCCGCATGCTTCGCATAGTCGGAAATATTCATCGTGGTCATGGGACATTTTCCTGCTGACGTGGGACATCGGGGCACATGGGACATTGCGCGGGACATGTCCCACATTTTATGGGACACAAAACTCAGAATTTTTTTACGTAACTTACTGAATCAGAAATGAAAGCACCTGACCGCTGTCATGGGACATGGGACACAAAATCAAAATTTCACAGCTAGACGCAGAACGCGGCGCGCAATGCCCGTGTAATATCAAAGGCTTAGGAAGGACCCAAAAAATTCTATGGGTGACGCTGCCACTTACCCCATTGACGAACCGGATGATTTTTTTTATTTCCCTGTTCGTAATCCAACTTGCTTTGGTGATAACTGAGCAGTGATTCCAAGTCTGCGGTTGCCACCTTCTCAGGGTCATTACACTTACCGGAGTTGATGTATTCCAGCGACGCTTCGATTTGTCCCTGTAATAGTCTCAGGCGTTCAATGCTGTTATCATTGATTTTATCTGAAGGGGCGAGGCTTCCATCTACCTTAATTTTGGGGATATCTATAGTGATATCCGGATAGATGTGCAGTGGTGACGCAGGCACCCGATGCGTCTTCAGCTCTTCTGCAAGCCCTTTCAGTTGTTCATCTGAAAATGTCAGACAAACCTCACCCACCGGACAGGACAATGACATTTCACCGTTAGCCTGCGTCAGTGCGTAAATCAGGGCGGTAACAATTTTTTGCTGTGTACCGTCTGTCAGATATCCGCGTGATGTCATACCAGTGCCACTCTCACTGTCACGACACCAAATGGTTTTGCCGTTATGTTCTACTTTTACTTTCATTGCCTACCTCATATTTCGTGGCCGCCTTTGTTTTCCATAGCGGGTAACTTTGATAGCCTGAAGTTTCATATTTAAGATAAGGGATTTTACAATGGCTAATTTTACTGTTCGGGTTGAACTGCGCGATGCTGATAGTTCAGACTACGACGATCTGTATGACAGAATGTCAGATAATGGGTTTTCTAAATTTATTACCGGTGACAGTGGCGCCGAATACAAGTTGCCGAGTGCTGAATACTCATATTCATCTAGCACCGAAGACAGAAGACAGGTAAGAGACCTGGTATTCAGGATTGCCCGCGAAGTAAATGACGACCCTGCCGTATTAGTCACTCAGTCAAATGGCCGTTCGTGGAAGGGGTTGGAGCCGAATTAATCTTCATCGCTTCCGCGGGCCGGTTTCTCTGTTTCAAGGGCTACAAAGGCTTCACGAACTCTGTGGCCCAAATAGTTCACTGTGTTGTCCGGTAAATCGAATCCGCTTTGGTATTTGGCTAACAACATCCCGGCTAATACCTCACGCGCTTTTTGCTGCGACTCTTCTGAGAGTCCATGAAATTGTGTTGCTGGCTTGCCTTCCCGATAGATAATCTTTCTTGTTGCAGTGCTCATAGTTTCACCTTTGAAAGTAATTTAACTTATCTCGCTGTCCGTATCGCCTCTGCTATTGCCCGGTTAATCTCCTGCGGCAACAGCGCCTGTGTCATCTTCATCGCTCTGTCCTGATATCCGAGTACGGGTTCAACAGGCAGAGCATCACCGAACCGGATTAACAGTTTCGGCGGTCTGGCCGGCATGCGTTCTCGCCGGGTTCCGTTGGGTGACCGCTTCAACCGTTTCCGGCCCTTCTTCACCTTTTTCGCTTTCTTCCGCTCCCACACACCATTAACGTTTTTGCCATAGCGGGTGGACAACTCGCCGATGAACACGTTTTCTTTGCTCTTCAGCCCGGATAATTTATTGCGCGGCAGGTTGCCGTATTTGTTCAGTTTGATAGCTTTCGGGTTCAGCAATGTGGATCCGCTGAGTTTATGCACCCCGCCTATCTCGAATGGCTCCAAATAACTGGCAGCAGTCGGCATCACAAATACTTTCGCGGTCAGGTCGGTCTTCCGGGCACCTTTACTTCTCACGCCTTTTACCGTGAATGGTGTCGGATTATCCAGATTGCGCTGCATTGCCACTTTCTGCGCGTCTTCAATCTTTCTGACAACAGCTGTCATAGCCTGAGCGGTAGCAAAGGGTATCTGCTTCCGCAGAGTTCGGAGCTGGTTGCTCAGGTCTGTGAGATTTGCCATAGACACCTCTGTTTTATATTCCGCTCACCACTCGTAAATGATGACCGGAATATCACCGTCTCTCCGGTTGTCACGCCCTTTATTCTCCAATAGCTGACGTTGCTACTCACACCATGAACAATGGCTGGATTCGTTGTTTTTGATTCTCCCCGCGCACTCACCGCACAAGGTGGACGGGTCATAGTTAACACAAGGAGACTGCGACAACGCAGCGCATTAAAAAGCCCCGCTATTTAGCGAGGCGTTGTTTGTATTTTTTAACAAATAAGGATGTTAAATCTTCTTCGCTCACTTCTTTCTGGAAAATGAACTGACAGTCACAGCAACTGATCTCTGATATACCAAGATCGCAATTACTGTTTATCGACAAACCATCTTCTGAGCCGCAGTCAGGACAAATACCTATCTCATTTTCATATTCCGGATATGAATCCATATCACTATAAGAAAGGCATTCAGGATGATGGGAGCGAGGGACAGACGGCGTTGTTGTTCCGCAACTGACACAAAAACTCTTACCCTCTTCGCAGATACCCAGCCATTTTAGTTTTTTGTCTAATTGCTTAAATCTTTCAGGGTTAACAGGAATGGAGCCGAATATTTTTATAAGGCTAAAGCTTTCTCTGTTCATTTCATCACCTGCCGTTGTTGCTCAATCTCCCGTATTGCCCGCTTATCGTGATTACAGTCTGCTATCGACTTCATTGCATCGGCCAACAACAGGATTGCGCCGCCGTATGTCAGTTCATCCGGAATAACCGGCAGCGGACAATCAGCGGTCAGTTGTGGCGGAATCGGCACCACCAGCGCGGGCACGAATGTCTCTTTCGTATTGCTGCAACTTCCCAACAATGCCAGGGGAAACAGGAGTAACAGCGCACTCGCTGTCTTTAAACTCCGTTCTGATAACGGTTTTAATTTTGACATTCTCCGTGCCCTCTGTTTCTTTGGCTTTGATGTTGTCGAGTGATACGCGGTGATAGGTAGTGACTGCGGTTAACGTGGTGGTATTAATCACCTGCTGCGCTGACAGCTTTTCAGATAGTGAGTCGCGCTCTTTTCTGACATCACCAAGCGAGTCAGACAAAAAGGCAACCACAGCAAGCATAATCACCAGAGTTGCGACAAGCGCCTTTTCTGTCCACGTCACAACAGCCCCCAGGCTTTTTCAAACACGTCCGGTGAATACGGCTGATACCCCAATTCAACGCCGACAATCGCAGTAGCCAGCGCAATGCCGGTCTTTTTGTCTTTGGTGTTCAGGTGGTCATTAATGTCGATACCGATATCCGCAGCTGCACGATTGATATAGCCAGCCGTGTTGTTTTCATTCGGCGGCGCATATTTGTTAATGATGGCTTTAACTGAGTTCGGGCCGTATTTTGTCTGATACGTCTGAAGCAATTTATAGATTGCCCGGATGCCATACTCAGGAGACTGAAACCGGCAGAACCGTGATTCAATTTTCGGGTCATGTGGTAATTGCCCCTGCCATTTATTCGCCGGGTTGTAATCGATATTGCCCGGGTTGTTGTTGCGTTCGCCGCGTGCTGGTTTACTCATTGTTTACTCCCGCCCTGCCTTTAATCATGCTACTTACCTTCTCTACGCCCCAGTACCCAATCATGACACTGGTGATATAAGCCAGGTCTTGATTCAGTCCCATAAAGGCCAGTAGGTCTTTAGCGAACCACCCGAGGACTGCACACAGACCAGCGTCCAGCAGTGTCTTCTTCCATCCTCCGCCGTTATATATCCCACGCAAGCCAGCAACTAAACCAGCGAGAGCGGCAAATGCGCCTTGGTCTTTATACTGAGAAAGATAACTGAATATCTGATCCAACCAATCAGGGGTATTGTTCATATGTTTCATACTCACCCCCTTTCAGGAGGATTAGGTTAATAGGGTGCCGCGCACAGTATCACTGCGCTGATTACGTTTGTTTGTTCAGGATTCTGTGGCGGCGTATTTTTACTGAATCAGTTTACTTGCCAGTAACTGGCACTGGTCCGCATCAAGAGGAAATTCAATAACCAATTCCCCCATATGCGACACCCTGACTGACTTACCAATGACAGGATCAGTTATGATACTTAATTGATATACCGACGGCTTACAGATTGTTACGCCGTCATTATCCGACAACGTCTTATTTGCGAGGTTTTTCATGGGAATACTCTCAGAACTGGATAGCTTGTTAGAAAAAATACCACTCTGGAAAAAATTAAAATCAGTACCTGACGAAGTTGAAGCACTCAAACAACGTATCGCGGCGCTTGAGGAAAAAATTAATAGTAAGCCAGGTGATAAATGTCCGAAGTGCGGAGAAATGACCTACTCTCTCGACAGAACAGAACCCGACCCAATGTTTGGCGACATGGGGCTTAACAGGGACTGCTACAAATGCTCTTCATGTGAGTACGAAACATTCAAACAGCGGTAAATTAAATACGCCGAGTCGGTGAGGCAACAACTAGCTCGGCGTATATAAAAAAAGGCCGCACAGTGCGACCTTTGGAATTTGGCGGGACAGCGTGGAATCGAACCACGATAAGAAGGTTAACAGCCTTCCGTAATAACCTTTATACGACTGACCCGTAGATATAAATCTGGCTCCCTCATCGGCGATGGCACCAAAGAAACAAATCGAACTATCCGGAAATTCCGGAGAGTTGGAATTAATGCCCGTTTCGTGGGCTGACGGCATGGAACGTTACTCATGCACCGGTCGGGATTTACTAAGGCGATATGCCCGTTGTTACCCGTATTCGGTTATTCCCTCGGGTTCGGGGGAATTAAAGTTTGTAATATCCATTACCGAAAAGCAGAGCGGCGTTAAATTTCCGGCTTCGCTCCGCCTGCTCTTCTTCCGATAACTTGTCGCGTTCAGTATAAGGCGGTGCTTTGGTTGCATCTGCCCTGGTCGGATATTTAGAATCCTTCGAATTCGTCATACATAGTTACCTCGTTATGGGGATTCCCATATCGGAACAATATCAATGTGTTAGATATAAAAAAGCCTCACCGAAGTGAGGCCCACGCTACTATTAAGGTACTTTAATCCACGTTTGATCACACTATAGTAGCGCACTACAGATATGATGTTATTGCGTGAAAATTTCAAGCCTGAGCAATAAAAAAACCAGCGCATTGGCTGGATTATGTTCTTGTGAGAGAGTGTGTGCCAGATACAAAGGCCCGCCCCTGTGCAGTGTCGAGCTACAGAGGGGCATAACAAAACTGCAGGGTGTTACAGGCAATAAAAAACCCCGCCGGAGCGAGGTTTCAGTTTATAAGCAATGTGACATAGGAATCACTCTTATCACAATATATTGATGTTTGTAATTACGCAAGTGCGCATATATAGTTTTTTGTATAATTTACATCTGACTCCAGCCTCACACCTGATGAAGCCAGCCATCCATCAATGTAACCTTCAGCTGCCTGTAATCGCTTCGCGACCTCGTTATGAGAAATCCCCATCTTCCCGCCCATTGCCCGGAGGGTATACCCTTTGAGGTAATACATGATAATTAATTGAAAATAATATGAATTAGTATCCTTCATATGCGTTATCGCCATATCTATCTTCAACCCGTCACTGTCGCTGCATTGTTCTTTTGACCGCTTACTGCTGGGGATCAGCCCTTTAAACCCGGCGGCAATATGTGAGTAATCCACACCACTATTTTCATCTGCCGCCCACGCGCCCCACTGTGCAAGAACTGTCTGAATATCTCTCATCGTTTATCTCTCCGCGCTCCGTACAGCGCATTAACCAAAAACGCCGATCCCGTATGACCGGTTCATAAACTTAAATAACAACTCCAGCTGGCTGCCGTGCACTGCTTCCCATGCTGCCGGATCCCGGTGTAACTCGTCGTGGTGAACCCGGCACAACGGGATGGTAAAAATGTCGTGTGCTTTTGTACCTGTGCCGCCGGTACCGTGACCGATGATGTGATGCGGGTCGTCCGCCTGCTGGCCGCACACACAACACGGCTGGCTTTTCACCCACTGCAGGTATTTCAGACTCTCCCAGCGCTTTAACTTCGGGATCCGCATAAAACTTGCTGGCGGCTCCGGTTCTATCTCAGGAACAACGACCGGCTTTATCTGCTCAACGATGTCCTGAACAATCCAGCGGTGTGAGCGCGGTTGATGAACAATGGAATGCTCTGTCATGGTGCCGGTTATCTCTTCCTCCGGTTTCTGCATCAGAATGTAGGAACTGATAAAGGCCGGAAGATGATCACTGACGCGGCGCATCACCGACCAGGTGAACAAATCGGAAGGATTAAGAAGATGACCGGCCGGCAGCCGCAGATCGGTAAAGATGCTGCGTGCCACAAACGCCCGTTGGTTGTGTAACAGAATTTCGTCTGCCTGCTGCTGGTGGACATCACCCGCCCGCAAGATGTTGTCATGGTGCCAGCATGTCCGGATAAAACCATCTTTGTGGCGGGTCATGGTCAGTTCGTGGTGGTGGTAAGGGTTTTCCGGATCATTAATCTGGCAGTAGCCAACTGATTTAACGTAGTGACGGGATCCGGATAGTCCGCCGGCGGCTTTTATCACGGCGGGATTATCCAGGAAACGAAGCACCCGCTCATCTGTCAGCAGCGGCTGCGCATCTGCCGGAACACGACCGGACGGAATACCATTCATGCACTGCGGCGCCACGCTCACAACATAACGGGTGCCGTTCCGGAAATTACCGATCTCCGCACCCGGATTAAACATCAGTATCCGGGCATCTTTCTGAACAAAACCGGTTAGCAGGTAATTCATCAGGAAACAGCTCCTTCAACCTGAGAGGTTCCCCACAGCCCGGCAATCCACTTCACGCCCTTCGGTGTGAACCGGGCCTGTGAAAATGAGTGATTGTTCGTCTGGCTGGTACCGGTTTTAATCTCAAGCCGTCCGGCGTCAATATGGCACTGGTATGCTGACCACGAACCACCAAGGCGGTACATGATTTTTTGCTCCTGCAGGAACAGCCGGAATTCCGGTTCTTTCACTTTCAGTAATTTGCACACCTGACGGAATGTCATTGAGCCGGTGGTATCAACATACCGATCGACAAATTCCGCTTTCGGGGCCGCCAATTCCAGTGCGCGAGATTTTTCTTCGAGCTGCTCATTCAGATCTGCCGCCAGGCGTAAAGCCTCTGTATAGGACTGCGGTATTTTCGGCTGAAGCTGCTCTTCCAGCTCCTGCCACCGGTCGACAATCTTAGCCGTAAACTCCGGGGACAATCTCGCCACCAGTACCAGGGAGTCACGTTTGTTGAAACGGTACTCAGTATAGGTATTCCCGTTATGCTCAAAATCGAACTCCGCCAACGGCGTAGTTAAAATCCCGGCAATATTCAGCCGTTCTGCCGATCGCTTTACATCACCGTGACGACTGCCGGTCAGTTCGGCTATCTCGCGGCTCGACATCGTTACCGCCTGATTGTGCATCACAGGCGAAATGCTGACGCCATGGGTAATCTGCTGCATATTTATCTCTCCACTCATTAAGCGCAGCCGTATACTGCGCGTTTTACATAGGGGCTGATCGTCACCACGGATTTACCACCAGCGACTTTTTCACCCCATTCAATATCAAGATGCTTTACCTGGCTGTCGTCATTCCAGATACCGGCATGTGTCAGTGCGTCCTGTATCGCTTTGATAAAGTTATCCAGATCCCGGCGGTGATTCGACGGCGGGAACAGCACCAGCTTCAGGCTGATATCACCGGTGACCGGTTTCGGTGTCCGGCCGTTAAAATGATCCAGGATGTCAGCAATAACATTCAGACGGAACCGGCGGCCGTTTTCGCTGATCAGCACCCGGCCTTTTAAGGCTCCCCGCGATGGGGAGCGCCAGTAAGTGTTCATGCTCGGCGGAAACGGGAGGGTCAGAGTTATTGCGCTGTGCATGACGGTCTCCTGTTCCAGGCTGCGATCGCCTCGTCTTCATCAAACCGTTTCATCCGCACCCCACATACGTCACAGGCAACACCGTACAATGTCAGGCCGTGGCTGCTGGGGCGGTGTATCGTGATATCAGCACATCCACAAAACGGACACGGTTTTAGTTTCTGTGTCTTTTTAATCAGTTTGCTCACGCCATCACCCCGCAGCTCTGTTTCATCTCCCGGCGCTTTGCCGCCAGCGCCATAAACAACCGGTTATGTGCAGATACAAAATCGCGCTCTTCCCTGTCGTAAGGGCTCCCTTTGACTACCCGTACCGCCCTGCAGGTATTTCCCGCAAGCACGCGGCACATCCTCACATGTTCACCGTATGCCGCGATTTTTTCCGAAGCTCCGGGCAGAACCGTATAGACTATTTTGATACCGTTCCGCCGCTCGCCCGCACTGACAATCCCGGCAGCCTCCAGTGATCTGATTGCCGACTGGCTTTTGCTGCGTGACACTTTGTATTTGTCCATGATGTAGCGGGTCGTGATTGCAGTACCCGCCGGGATGTCAGTTGCAATTCTGAGATAAAGAATCATCACGCGGCCTCCCCTGTTTTCTCCACCAGCCAACGCGCCTGCTGCATAAACAGTTCACCGATAGCGATCAGCTCATCGCGGCTGATATAACTGATTTTGTCTCCCTGCCAGTCCTTATCCAGGATGACAACCGCACCGGCAAAGAAAGCACCTGACGGTTTCTGTTTCTCATTCGCCGGTACAAACCAATCCGGTAAATCGAATCCAATCCGCCCACGAATGAATGCAACATGATCAGCCCACTCAGGCCACCATGTTTCACTCGTCGCCGCTTTCAGCAGGAAAACATACCGGCCACCTTTCTCACGCATAGACTTTGCGTATTCCATGATATGAACCATCCCTGTAACGGCCTGTTTGCCATGATAGGTTGCACGGGAATATGGCGGATTACCGTATGCTGCCCCGCCCAACTCTTTCAGTTTTTCTGACCAGTCCTGAGTCAGTGCGTTATCTTCGGCGGTGTAATAGTCCGGGCATTTACTGTTCTGCCCATCCGTAAACAGGTCGAGGGTAAACGGGCCGAACTTGGCGTTAATACCCCAATACAGCGGATCTGGCGACCGCCACTGGTCACCGACCTCTTTCAACATATGAGCAGGTTTATTACACAGTTCTTCCAGTTCAATCACGTAATCTGAGCGCAGATCCGGAGTTTCCTCCTGGGGCAGAGCAGCAAGGATACGTTCACCAATCCAGCGCATAACCGGTACCGCCATGCTGTTACCGATAGCGCGATAACGCGGACCATCCGGGCAGTCAGCAGCATCTTTACCGCGCCAGCTGATTAGGGTGTGGTTATCAGGGAATCCCTGTAACCGCTCACATTCGACAGGGGTCAGGCGGCGGACGGTGTTGTGCGGATATGTAACAGCAAGGTCAGTCGCATCTTTATAATCCCTGGCCTTAACCGCGCTTGCCGTTCCGTCATCAGAGTATTCGCCAAATGCCAACATACGATAGGCATTAACAGGAACTAATCCTCCGTTACACTCGAAGTCTGTTCCAAGCCCGCCCCCGCCATGAGTGCGTGCTGTAAGAGTGCCGGTAATTTCTTTCTCCGCTTCTCCGCCCGGCGTAATATCCCCATGCAGGCTGTCATACTCAAAAAGTATTTCTGCGGGACAGATGTCTGTTCGAGCACTTGCGACAACGAACACACGACGGCGGCGCTGCGCGACTCCGAAATATTGAGCATCGAGGATCCGCCACGCGATAGTTCTTTTTGGTCCAGACACATAACCAACGTTTGTCCATTTTTCCCCTGTCGGCTTAAGTTCTTCACTTTCTCCGGCAAGTCCTGCAAGGAAGCAACCAAAGGCGTTATCTTTGCTGCTGAGCACTCCGGGGACGTTTTCCCAGACAATGATTGCCGGTTGCTCACCGTTTTGTTCTCTTTTTTCATCAATGCTGTCCGCTAATTCAACGTAAGAAAGGGTTAATTGTCCGCGTTCGTCACTCAGGCCACCGCGTAATCCGGCAACACTGAATGCCTGACACGGTGTACCACCCACCAGCAGATCCGGGGCTGGCACATCACCGGCGCGAACCGCAGCAGCAAGTTTTGTCATATCGCCCAGGTTATCCACCTGCGGCCAGTGTGCAGCCAGTACGGCAGACGGGAACGGTTCAATTTCGCTGAACCAGAGAGGCTTCATTCCGACAGGCTCCCAGGCGACCGAAGCGGCCTCGATGCCGGAGCATACAGATCCGTAAGTCAGGCTCATCAGATAGACCCCTTGTTCTGGTGGGTTTTCACCGCTTCACGCAGGCGCTGGTAACGGCTGTGGAATGTGAACGCGTCCGCAATATGCAGCCAGCCGCGGCGCTGAATGTGCTTTTCAAAAAAGCGATCATCTGACCAGGCGCGATTCAGGTCGCGCAACACCCACCACCGGATAAACCGGTGCAGAACCGCCATCACAGGGAGCACACTCACGCCATAAATTTCTTTGCTTTCTGAGCGCATGTTCATGCTGCCTCCCGTTCTTTGGCGGCCTGCTCTGTGGCCTGTTTCCAGATATCAATCCACGTCTTGCGGCCCATAAACTCGGTCTGCGTCCGGATGCCGGTTTTCCCGGCCATTTCCAGCGCGATTTCCTCGGTGCGGTTACGTGGTTTTGAACGGGAGCCGATCAGGCGGGTGAATGCCTCTTCGCGCTCAGTGGTGTCGATGTTCTCTGAATTTGCTTTGCGCTTAAATCCGGCGGCCGTATTCAGCCAGTATCTGAAACCGGCATTCCAGTCAGCGTATTGGGTACCCTTGCTGGCGTGGTAGTCGCTGAATTTCTGAAACTCGTCCTGAACATCCAGACCGGCGGCTTTGGCCTGCTCGGTGTGTTCTGGTGTCGGAACAAAGTTTTCCGGCATCACGGTTTTGCTTTTGGCTTTTCCGCGAACAGGATTAATATTTTTATTATCTGGATCTATGACTGGATCATTACTGATTCTGGGTGCAGCTCCTGCACCACTATCGGAACCAGTTGCACCACCTGGTGAATCTGCTGCACCAGTCCCGGAACCATTTGCACCACTCACCCCCGCAGGATTTGCACCATATGGTGCAGGAGATTCACCACTCACAACGGCAGCATTCAGACGCAGATGATAGATATTTGACTGGTTCAGACCGTTGGCTGATTTACGGGATTCGATACGAACCAGCCCCATTTCCACCAGTGCGTTAATATGGTTCTGTACTGAGCGCTCTGACATTTCGCACTGCTCTGCGATGTACGGCACAGACGGCCACGACTCGCCCTGGTCGTTGGCGTTATCCGCCAGCTTTACCAGTACCAGTTTGCGCAGCGCATTGCCGGTTTTTATCTGCAAAGCCCGCGCAGTTAAAATCATGCTCATGGTTTCACCTCATCCACGCGTGTATACCGCTCCTGAAAGGTTTTCAGAGGTTCAAAACACGGATGTTCATAGCCCTCACGCATGAAAATCACCCGACTATTTTGCCGGTCAAACCGGACAACGTGAACTTTCCGCCCGCGACTGTCGGTGTAATACCGATCCAGATTGTCAGCTGTTTCTTTAGGCATTCTGACCTCCGCTGCGGTAGTAGTATTTTGACCAGTATTCTTTCAGCTCTGCCCGCTCTACCATTTCCGGTGCTTCCCGGTAGTTGTCCGCTATGCCACCAGCAGGTATGCTTTCAACATAACGAAACGGTTCATTACCAATAACGATGCATTTAAATTGCTTTTCTGGTTCTGAATGAGTTAATCTGCTCATGCGTTTATCTCTTCACACAATTGATATAGCGCGACCGAAGCCGAGAGCCGTATACTCTCGGCTTCACCCTTTCTTGTGGTACTTAATGAATGCATAGATAAATGTCCTTCCTGTCGCCACAGTCCGATCCAGCAGTTTTTTCAGTTGTTTTTCTTCTTCACTGTCTACCTGCCCGTCTTCCAGTGATTTATCCATAAACACAGCCAGAGCCCCCTGATTAGCCGATACCTTGCTATGCAGGCGAAATAATTCGGGTTCATCCAGATCATCCGGATTGATTCTTTCCACCAGCAGCATTTCAGATTCTGTTGCAACATATTCGGCATACAGTTTCGTCCCGGAGACTTCCTGCATCGTCATCAGGTCGTGGTGATCAAAGAACCGGCAGCCGTTCTTCTCATAAAATCGGTTATTGAACGACGTGGCAGACATACCAAGCGCACCGGCCATAACTTCGCGCCCACCATTAGTAGCGCTACACATCTCTCTTACGACTTCTTTCAGTGATTCATTCTTCATTGCCTACTCGCTTTCAGGTTGGGTTGTAGTTAACCGTGCTTTTCAGTGCTGCTATGCTGATAAAGTGCAGGGTTGTATTTGAGCTTTCCATTTGTGAGTCGCTCAATTTTCAAAGCTTGTTTTTCCGGAACAATGGACACCCACTGACACACAGCGCTATGGGAAATCCCCAGAACAAGTGCCGTTTTAGTTGTTCCGCCGAAATAGGCTAAAACTTGATTTTTATGCATGTATCACCCCTTGGAAAAGTTAGCATACTTACAATATAAACTTGCAAGATACTTACGTCAATAAAATGTAAGCTTGCTTACATGAATAAGACGGGAGAAAGTTTATGAATACGCTCGGCGAGAGAATCAAATTTAGAAGGCGTCAGCTTAAAATGACCCAGAGAGATGTCGCCGAGTGTGTGGGTATCTCGGCATCAGCAGTTACCCAATGGGAAGGTGATTCCACAGGGCTGTCCAGTGAAAACCTTTTAAGATTATCTGCCGTGCTTCGCTGTTCGCCCCAATGGCTTCTCTTGGGTGAAGGTGAACTAGAGCTTCCGTTTTCGCCGTATGGCAATCATTACGCACAAATTCCAGTAATTTCATGGGTTCAGGCAGGTAATTGGACTGAGGTTATTAATCAGCCAGATGTCAATGCCCTTCAATATGTTGATACATCAGCAAAAGTAAGCAGTAATGCCTTTGCATTAATTGTTAAGGGACAGTCAATGACATCCACATCAGGCGATCTTAGTATTCCTGAGGGGGCAATTGTTGTAGTTGATCCCGAGTTCGGTTTTGTTGACGAAATGAACAACAAGATAATTATCGCGCAATTAAGCGAATCCAATGAGGCCACCATAAAAAAATTCATTATAGATGGCCCAAATAGATACCTTGCCCCCCTTAACCCCCAATTTAACCCAATACCAGTTAACGGCAATTGCCGACTTATAGGACAAGTTAAGCAAATAATCATAAACTTAGACTAATATTCCACGCCAGTTCAATCCCGCCCTCTGTGCGGGATTTTTTTGTACCTGCAAAAATAATGTTAGCAAGCTTATTTTTTATCTTGACACCAAATGTAAGTTAACTAATATTATAAGCATGCAGACAACAGAATACTTAACAATTAGTGGAGTCTATATGCAAACCGAACCAATCATCACCACTAACAACATGTCAGTAGACGATGTTGCCGCGTGGATCACCGAAAAAGCCCAGGCATTTCACAAACTACAATCACTCCGTACCGAACGCGAAAGAGCAATCCGCGATCACGAACGTGCTCTGGACCGCTTTGATGAAGACATTGCCAAGTGGGAAGACCGCTGTGCTTTAACAGTACAACCGCAGTAACGGCTGCGTATCTGAATAACTGTGTGAAGAGTAAACGACCCCACAACAATAACCATGCAATACCATTAGCGGCCGTGCATACCACGGTGCAGTCCACCATCCGGCCGCCATTTTTTACAAACATAAGTCCACCGGCGTAAATCGTCCTGCCGGATAGATACCTTGCCTAACCGCCGGTGGACTTATCTTTGTGTGAAGAGACAACGAAAGGAAAAACGCAATGAGCGAGAATAACCGCATGACCAGTGTACCGGACTTTCTCTCTGAGTTAGACGCCGGTGTGTTTGAAAACAAACTTTCTGCCGCACTGAATGAAGTCGCTTTTGGTACCAATAAGAACGGCGGTACAGGTGAAGTACATGTGATTTTTAAATTCACTCAGTCAGATGAAGACCGTGTGAAAATATCTCACAAACTGAAAATGGTTACCCCGACCAAGCGCGGTAAAAAATCGGAAGAGGATACAACCGAAACACCGATGTGGGTCGGTAAAGGTGGGAAACTCACTATTCTGCCGGAAGACCAGGGGCAGTTATTTGGTATTGACGGCAGTATCGACGGGAAATTAAAAGCCGTTAATTAATTTCCACTTTTTAAATAAATCATTCCATTCACTTTTTATGTTTTTAATTAAACAGGAGTCTTTTTATGTCTAATTTAGACGGAACTGCTATTTCTCAGATTCAGAATATGGCCGTTGCTTCATTAAGTCTGGATGCTGTAAATAAATCCCTCTGCCCTGCTGTGGTTTTACCGAGTGATTTCAATGTTAAAAGCCTGGAGCAATTACAGGAAGGACGCTACCGCTTCCGTGGTGCAATGGATACAACCAGTATCACTGATTTTGTGAAGTATTCCCTGCAACACGGTATTGAGGAAGGTGTCAGCTGCTTTATTGATGCTGATGAGATGAGTGCAAAAACCATCTTCAATATCGGCACCATCGGTGAACCGGGGCATGCTGATAATACCGCCCAGGTATCACTGAAAAAGACATCACCATTTGAGTCACTTCTGCATATGAACGGCCGCCGCTGTGGTCAGAAAGAACTGGCTGAATGGCTGGAAGACTGGCGCGATAACCTGATGGCATTTGATGCCGAAGGTAATGTTATTGATATTAAACAGGCAATCAATGCTGTGCGCAAAATTACCATTGAAGCAAGCCGCTCCGCAGATCATGAGGACCGTGATTTTGGTGCCAGCCGCTCCGTAATGGAAAACGTGGAAGCAAAAAGCCGTGACATCATGCCTGCAGTATTCCAGTTTACCTGCACACCATACGATGAACTGTCTGAGCGTGCTATCAAACTGCGTTACAGCGTTCTGACCGGTGGTGAAGTGCCTGTGCTGGTACTGCGTATTGTTCAGCTGGAAAAACTGGAAGAGCAAATCGCACAGGAATTCCGTGATCTGCTGGCTGATAAATTCGAAGGAACTGAAATCCAGACGTATATCGGTAAATTCAAAGCTTAATTATTTTATGCCGCTTTAACCGGCGGCATTTTTACTGCCCGACACCAGAGAATTATTTTACTGATAAAAACTTTAATTTAAAGAGGAATGCGCCATGTCTGAACAAGAAAGAACAAGTATTAAAATTTGCGTTACGGTGACATTGGATAAACCACCCGCCATTAACATTGATGTGCAGAGAGAATTTAATATCAATGAAGATCAGCCATTAACAAAATATTTCTTAGAAAGAGTTGGTGAGTATATTTCAGGCAGCGAAGCAACTGCTGACGCAATAAAAAAAGCCGCACAAGATACTCTGATAAAAAGAGACGCACACTAAAAATAACTATTTTTTATTACCTAGACTGTGTGGAGAGATAAATGTCATATATAGCAACCAGTACCGGAAAACATATTGATTTCACCAATATCACTCCGGATCAGATTTGTATCGAAGATATCGCTCGCGGCCTGTCAAATGAATGCCGGTTTGCCGGGCAACTGGAGAGTTTCTATTCCGTGGCTCAGCACTCTGTATACGTCAGCCAGATTGCGCCGCCGGAATACGCACTGGAAGCACTGCTGCACGATGCCGCTGAGGCGTATATCAAAGATATCCCTTCGCCGCTGAAAGCCATGCTGCCGGACTACAAGGCCGTGGAAAAACGCATTGAAGCGTTTATCCGTGAGAAGTTCGGCCTGCCGCCGGTAATGACTGTTGATGTTCACTACGCCGATCTGGTCATGCTGGCGACCGAAAAGCGGGACTTCGAGATAGACCCAAGCAGCCACTGGCCGATGCTGGATTCAGCTCCGCCGCATGATGACATCATTATCCAGCCACTGACACCACCACAGGCATATCACCAGTTTATGGCGCGGTTTGAAATACTGACTAACGGGGAAAAAGCTACGAAAGAACGCCCATTAAAAGTTAAATGTATTCATGATGATGGTTGTCAGTTCTGGACTGAGGGTAATGAATACCCGGCTAAATTTTACATGTCCGGATTTCTCATGATTGGAGATGATGATAACCCTGACGCCGAATGGTTAGCATCACTCGTTGATGGCAGCGAATTTTATACAGTTGGCGGCCTTGATTATTTAACTCATTTCGAACTACTGGATAGCGGGGAGTAACAATGTCAGGACATCCACACGCTGACCTTATGGCCAAGGCAGCAGAGATAGCGAAGACGGATAAAGAGTGGTGGCGACACTTCGAATTCAGATCGATAAGAGATAGACATTTTGGTTGGCACCCTTTGTTTTGTGCGACAATTTTCGATCTCAATTGCGAATATCGATTAAGAAAACACCCTTCAATTCAAATCAATCACTACGACGTCCCTGAGCCAGTTCGTAAACCTCTAGACATTGGTCAACAATACTGGGTTATTACTCTTGACTACGGTGCGTGCCAGCATATATGGACCGGGTCCGACCAGGAAGTACACTGCTGGTTAGTGCGAGGGCTTATCCACTTAACCAAAGAAGCAGCAGAAGCCCACATAGCTGCCCTGCTCTCTCTCACACAAATGGATGGGTGCGGAGAATGAAACCAATACTCGATATGTGCTGCGGTAGCCGGATGTTTATGCACGATAAGCAAGATCCGCGTGTGTTGTTCAGTGATATCAGAAAGGAAGAACATACCCTGTGTGATGGCCGTCTGCTGGAGATTACACCGGATATCATTGCTGACTTTAAAAACCTGCCGTTCCCGGATGAAACATTTTACCAGGTGCTGTTTGATCCGCCCACCTCGTCCGGGTCGGAAAAAATAGCTGGATGTTTAAAAAATACGGCTCACTGGATAAGCACTCATGGCGTTCTGACCTTGCTGCCGGTTTCAGAGAAGCATTCAGGGTGTTGCGGCCACACGGCAGTTTAATTTTTAAGTGGAATGAAACACAGATCTGGGCGAGTCAGATTCTTGAGCTGACTGAATATAAACCTACCATTGTGCAGCGTGTCGGTAAGAACGATAAAACGCACTGGATGGTATTCTATAAGGATCCGCTATGAGTGAATCTGTTCCGGATATAGCCGCCCGCCTGACTTACACGCTGCAAGTGATGGAAGAAAGGCACGGGTCTAAAATGATGAGTCTGACGAACACTGTCGAGAACAACGCTAAAGAAGCATTACGCCAGTGCATTATGGTTCTTCACTCATATGACTATGAATTAAATAAATTACAAGGGGATAAGGATAGTGAATAAATTCAAACACCTGATGATTGACCTTGAAACTATGGGTAACAAACCAGATTCCGCCATTATGGCTATTGCTGCAGTTCCGTTCGATATGGTTTCCGGTGTAACTGATGATGTACTTTTTTATGAAATTATCGACCTGCGCAGCAGCGAAAAATACGGCGGTAGTATCGACGCAGACACCGTGCTGTGGTGGCTGGGTAAAAGTGAAAATGCCAGGGGAGAAATTACCAACAGCACAAAAATGATTGATCTGCCTGTTGCCCTGACCAGACTTAATTCGTTTGCCTTTGAGTTCTGTGAAGAACGCTTACAGGTATGGGGTAACGGAAGTAATTTCGATAATGTGATCCTGCGTACTGCATACGAAAACTGTGAGATAAATCCATTCTGGAGGCACTGGAATGACCGGGATGTGCGCACCATTGTCGAACTTGGTCGCAATGCCGGCATCGACCCGAAAAAAGATTTCCCGTTTGTTGGTGAAGCACACAATGCACTGGATGATGCATTACACCAGGTGAATTACGTGGTCGCAATCCACCAGTATTTATTAAAAAACCTCTAATCGTATACGGCGATGTGTGGAGAGAAAAAATCATGATTCAGTTAATAACTATTACCCCAAACGATTGGTTAACAGAGGAAAAGCTGGCGTATATCACTGGCTATTCAACCAGAAAAATTCGCAGTTTTCGGGAAAGATCATGGGTCCACGGCAGACAATGGATTTTTGTGGCCACTGATGGAACCCCGAAAGAAAACAGCGAAATTCTCTATAACCTCCCGAACATAAATAAATGGTTTGAATCACAGATTAAAAATCAGCCCCGGTATAAAAAACCGAAACCGGCTGATTACGCAAACCTCAAAGGAGAAAGCCGTGTCTAA